ATACTTGGCATGCGCTACCCAGTGTGGCTACACGCCTTCGCTGACCACCCTCATCGTCCTCGGATGGTCCTTCCTCGTTCCGCTTGGCATCACGCAGGTCATCATCGACCTCGATATCGGAGTCGATATTCAGAGGGTCTTGGAACGCATGGCCCTGTGGGCCTTGTTCGCCATCCACGCTCGTTTCGGCTCTCACCTTTACGCTCAGTGGAAGCAAAGGAACCTCCGCACAAAGTAACAGTTGCAAGACTGCTGCTATCTGTGCTAATATCCGCAGCATGCGTAGACGGAGTAGGCACCGTCACTATCTGAGTGTGGCCTAGGGGCTGGGCGCTCGGTTTGGGGCCGAGATTACGGGGGTTCGAGTCCTCCTACTCAGACCATAGCAGTCTTTATGGACGGTTCCCGCTGGGCCTCATAAGCCTTGGCTTCGGCAGTTCGACTCTGCAGGCTGCAACCAAATACTCTTGTTGGGAGGATGGGGCGGCTCCCCACCCGCTCGGGTTGTAGCCCCCCTCCCTCCACTATATTGCACCTTGCGGTGGTGGCGTATGGGGTTCCGTCTTGGCGGTTCCCAAACCGCATCATGGATACTTGGCAGAATGGTAAATGCGCATCGCTGGAAACGATGAGTCTGCAAGGACATAGGGGTTCGAGTCCTCTAGTATCCGCCAATGGAAGTTCGCATAGGCGTGCTTATCGCTCTTGAAAAGCGTGATTGCCGAAAGGCAGTGTGGGTTCGAGTCCTACAACTTCCGCCAATGGAAACGACCCGAATGGTCGAGGAACCTGTTTGCTAAACAGGCGCGCTGAAAGGCGTTTAGGGTTCGAGTCCCTACGTTTCCGCCAATGGAACCTTGACAGAATGGTATCGTACCCGTCTCGAAAGCGGAGGTCACGTCAAGTGGTGTAGGTTCGAGTCCTACAGGTTCCGCCAACTATATGTCTGCCACCGTGCAGGTCAACCGGACGCCCGAAGCATGCTTAAACGAGGGGGTTGCAGGTATCGGTCGAGTTGTGCTATGATACAGCACTGCAACGGGGATATGGCGCAATGGGAGCGCAAATGCCTTGCAAGCATTAGGTTCAGGGTTCGAGTCCCTGTGTCTCCACCATAGAAGTCTCGGTTAACGGTAAACCAGCAGTCTCCAAAACTGCGACTCAGAGTTCGAGTCTCTGGACTTCTGCCAATGGGGCCGATGGTAAGTGAGCGAAATCATCTGTCTGTAAAACAGTCGCCTTCGGGCTATGCAGGTGCGAACCCTGCCGTCCCCACCATGCCTTCCTAGCACAATGGTAGTGCAACGCTTTCGTAAAGCGTAGGTTCACGGTTCGAGTCCGTGGGTTGGCTCCATGCCTTCGTAGCACAACGGCGGTGCGCGTCCTTGGTAAGGACGAGGTTCTGAGTTCGAGTCTCAGCGTTGGCTCCAATCGCCCTATCGTCTAGTCGGATAGGATGGGGGACTCTCAATCCCTCGACCGGAGTTCAAACCTCCGTGGGGCGACCATGCATTCTTGGTGTAATGGCAACACAACAGTCTTCCAAACTGTTGTTACGAGTTCGAGTCTCGTAGGATGCTCCATGGTGGTATTCATCTACAGGTGAAGATACCGGGCTGTGAACCCGGCAAGGTGAGTTCGAGTCTCACATATCACCCCAATGCAGGCTTAGCGCAGTTGGTCAGCGCACCACCTTGACATGGTGGGGGTCACTGGTTCGAGTCCAGTAGCGTGCACCATGCCCGTGTAGTTCAGCGGCAAGAACGTCTGTTTTACATGCAGAGCGTCGTAGGTTCGAGTCCTACCTCGGGTACCATGGCTCCGTACTCCAATCGGCAGAGAGAACCGGCTCAAACCCGGTACAGTACAGGTTCGAGTCCTGTGGGGGCTACCAAATACAGTCAGGAGGTTACCGTGAACATCGAACGGGCAGTAGTCATCGGCATTCTAGTAGTGCTGTTTCTCATCGTTCTAAAGGCCGCTGGCCTCCTGTAGTTGACAGCCACGGTCATCCGTGGTACACTCTCGTCAGAGATTGATGGACTGCCGCGCTACGGTGAGGAAAGTCCCCGCTCTCAGTTGCAGCGTTGAGGCTAACGGCCTTCCACCGCAAGGTGCGCATTAGAGCAACAGTGACGATGCCGGTTCGCCGGAGTGAAACGGGCAATCTGAACGTGGAGAAAGTCGGGCACCTACTGGGGAGCAACGCCACGGTGCCGAGTGTACGAAAAGAGTCGTCTGGTAACAGCCGACCAAGTTGGATGGCAGTCACCTGTCGTGGGAGCCGCAAGGCGTCCGAACCACGGGGATACAGGACGGGGCTTACAGTCAATCTCTACACATAACGGTTTCGTTCAAAGGTAGGACGAGGGGCTCTGAACCCCAAAATCTAGGTTCGAGTCCTAGAGCCGTTGCCAATCGGGTAGTCTTCTAATGGACTAGGAAGCCGGTCTTTCAAACCGGACGATGTGGGTTCGAGTCCCATCTGCCCGACCATACCGCTGTAGCACAATGGAATAGTGCAAAACGCTACGAACGTTTAGGTTGTAGGTTCGAGTCCTATCAGCGGTGCCATACTGGTGTACCCCAATCGGCAGAGGGGGTAGGTCGAGAGCCTATTCAGTGTGAGTTCGAGTCTCACCATCAGTACCAATCACACCGTACCCCAAATGGCAGAGGGAGCACGTTCAGACCGTGTGTAGTGCGAGTTCGAGTCTCGCGGGTGTGACCAACAGGGTGTAGCGCAGTTGGTAGCGCACTTGTTTCGGATACAAGTGGTCGCAGGTTCGAGTCCTGCTACCCTGACCATTCCAGAATGGTGTTAGTGGTAACATACGCGGCTGTTAACCGTGGAGTGCGAGGTTCGAGTCCTCGTTCTGGAGCCAATCGGCGCGTGTAGGTCAATGGCGACCAACTGGCCCTTAACCAGTCGATTATGCGGGTTCGAGTCCCGTCGCGCTGTCCATACCGTAGTAGCACAGTTCGGCTAGTGCGCCTGCTTGCCAAGTAGGAGGTCCGGGGTTCGAGCCCCCGTTACGGTACCATAGCCCCCAGTAGTGTATCGGTAGCACGTCCGCGCGTAGCGGAAGGAGTCGTTCGAGACGACAAGGGCGTTTATCCTTGCTGAGCACGGTAGGTATGCGTGCATCACACTGATAATGTGGAGGCCGCTGGTTCGAGTCCAGCAGCAAGGACCATGGGGTCAAGGTCTAAGTGGTATTGATACTAGCCTGTCACGCTAGAGATAGTGGGTTCGAGTCCCATTGACCTCGCCAAGCCTCTGTCGTTTAACGGCAGGACACTGCTCTTGTAAGGCAGTTATCACGGTTCAAATCCGTGCGGAGGCTCCAACCATATGAGTCCGTTGGCCGGGGTCTGGACGTAAAACGTAACGGCATCAATGATAAGCCTGTACACTGGGAAACTCGAACCCGGTGATGGTGGAGGCGGCTGCTGGGGACTCCCGGTGGCTGGGGCGCGCTGGAAACGGGAGCGTCTGCGGGAAGTCTCCTAAACCGCTACTATATGAGCGTCGATGCGGACCTCGTTCAAGGCCGACAACCTTGCGTGGCTCCCGGCCCCGGCTTAGTCACCCGGAGTGTGTAGGAACCGGCCTAGCCGGTAGCACCACAGCGCAACATGCTGCTGTAACTCAGTTCGGTAGAGTAGGAGCCTGAAAAACTCCCGGTCGTGGGTTCGAGGCCCACTGGCAGCACCAATGGTCCCTTAGCCAAGGGGAAAGGCATGTGGTTGCAACCCACATCACCGTCAGTTCGAGTCTGACAGGGACCTCCATCCCGCCGTAGTCTAATGGAAAGACACCTGTCTTCTAAACAGGCAATATGAGGGTTCGAGTCCCTCCGGTGGTGCCAACTCTCTGTAGCACAGCGGACAGTGCAGGGCGGTCCTAACGCCAAGGTCGGTGGTTCGAGTCCACTCGGAGAGGCCAATCGCAGTGTAGCCAAGTGGTAAGGCAAGTGTCTCATAAGCACTGTACCGGTGGTTCGAGTCCACCCACGGCGACCAATGGGTCAGTGAAGGTCAACGGCGACCAGCGGGCTTTTACCCCGCCTATGATGCGAGTTCGAGTCTCGTCTGACTCTCCAAGGGCCGGTAACTCAACGGCAGAGTAAGGGACTCTTAACCCCTAGGTTGAAGGTTCAAGTCCTTCTCGGCTCACCATTAGCCTGTCGTCTAACGCAGGACGGGTGCCTTTGAAGCACTCAGGTCAAGGTTCGAGTCCTTGCGGGCTAGCCACTATATAATGGCGGGGCTTAGCGGCCTCGTCAGGAACGTGCCGGAATAGCCTCTACCGCAGAGTGGGGGCATATCGGGACTACGGAGATAGAAAACGCACACGGAAGTACGTGGGCAGTGGCCGACGCGATGAGCGGGCTGCGTCTAAACGGCGGAAGGTGCGGAGCGGTGCCAGCCGTGAACTCTTGCCGGGAGGCTAACGTAGGGTTGCGTGGTTTACAGTTTACTGCTATAAACCAACTTTGCACGCGCATGTGAGTAGGCAATCTCACCGTTCACCACTTAGCCTAGTGGTCAAAAGGGCTCATATACGAGAAGCCTCTGTTGGTCCGGTTGTGGCCGACAGGGGCTTCGACATTTCAGAATGGAGACGCAAATGTCGGCAGGCGACGAAGTAATCATTGGTGGTGTATACTACCCGAATGGCCTCCCAATCAAGGGCGCTGCCGACAGCGACAACGCTGAGGGGGTATTCCTCGCATCTGGCTCTCGTACCACGACGCAGACGATGGCAGACCAGACGAACCTGAACAAGAAGGGCATCCGTGTCGTCCTCGACATGACGACCGTTGGCACCGGTTCTGTTACCATCGCCGTAGAGGCAAAGGACCCTGCTTCCGGCAAGTACGTTGTGATGCTGGCATCCGCCGCAATCGCAACGAACCAGACCAAGACCCTTCTCATCTACCCCGGAGCAGCGAACACTGCCAACGCATCTGCTAACGACCGTCTTCCGAAGACATGGCGCATCAACGTGACGGCCAACAACGCGAACCCCGCAACGTACAGCGTCGGCTACATGCTGCTCGGCTAACCCATGATTGACACGGAACCCCGCCACGCCAACAGCCGCACCGGTCTTCGCTCCACAGAGGGCAGCAAGAGGACCGGCGCAGTGGCACGCACGCGAAACCTCGCTGGCGAGAAGCGTGGCAGGGGCCGTCCACCCGGCTCGAAGAACAAGAGCAAGTCGCTGGTGCCGACAGAGTTGGCAGACCAGTTGCTCATTCAGTTCGAGGGCGTCATCCCGCCTGAGCACTACGAGTACCTAAAGAAGGTCGTCAAGGGCGGCGAGGTCGTCTCGACTGAGCGCGAACTGGACATTCTCATCCTGCTCTTGGGCCGCAACCTGCACCCGGCGCTCATCGCTGAAATGCAGGGCGAGAACGAAATCGACATTGACCCTGACACTGGCGAGGTTCTTGGCACGGTCAAGAAGGTCGTCTTCCGCAGGGACGTAACTGACCGCCTAAAGGTGCTAAACTCTCTCCTTACCCTTCGCCATCAGGTCGAAAAGGGCAAGGACACGGAGAAGGACGGCGAACAGCCGCTTGTGAAGATTGTCGCAGACCGAAACCTCCTTGCAAATGGACGACTTGGTATCCTTGTTGGCTCAGTACCCGGCAGTATGGCTGGAAACGCTGACGGAACTGGATGGAGCGCCATTCCGGCTCGAACCGTATCAGGTTCGCTTCCTGAATGACCATTCCTACTTCCGCATCGTCAACAAGAGCCGCCAGATTGGCTTCTCGACAATCCTCGCGGGCGAGGTCGTCCACAAGGCTGCTGTAGGGCAGGCGTATCGCGCTAACATCGTCTCAATCAACCAGAAGGAGGCTTCTGACAAGATTGAGATTGCTAGGAACATCTACCACAGCATTCCTGACGAGTTCAAGGCCCACAATCCACCCCTAAAGCCGGTTCTGTGGACAGACGCGGACACGGAAATCAGTTTCCACCGCCCGCCTCACACAAGCACCATCATCAGCCAGCCAGCATCGTCCGCAGTCCGTGGTGGACGCAAGGACGTGTACTTTGACGAGTTTGCGCACATCAGGGACGCAAACAAGTTGTACCGCGCCGCGATGCCCGCTATCACCCGTGGAAACAGCCGCCTGACCATCATCAGCACCCCGCTCGGCCAGTCTGGACTGTTCTACGACATTATGACAAACACGCAGGCTTACCCCGAGTACAGCCGCCACGCCGTACCGTGGTGGGAGTGCTCGGCAATGGTGAAGCCGGAACTGTATGAGGAAGCCTTGGCTCTGGCCGCTGCGGTCGAGGGCAGCGAGGAACGAGTCCTAAAGTACGGCACGGACAAACTGCGCATCATCTACAACAACTTCGGTGGCGACCTTATTGGGTTCCAGACGGAGTACGAGGCTTCGTTCGCTGACGAGGCCACAGCGTACTACACGTGGGACCTCATTGTCAACTGCACCGATAACGAGGCCGCAATCTGGCGCGAGTGGCACCCGTCCTACGACGCAGCCGGATACCTCAGCATCGGCGTTGACCTCGCAAAGGAACGCGACCAAACGGTGTTCACGGTCGTTGAGCATCTTGACGATGGCGTCAAGAAGGTTCTGTTCACGAAGCCGTCGCAGGACCCGTACAACGAGCAGTTTCAATACATGCAACGCCTCATCGAGGCGGTCAAGCCAAACCGGGTTTCCATCGACCAGACTGGTGTCGGTGCAACGTTTGTGGAGGACGCCAAGCGACTCATCCTCAATACTAACATTGAGGGTGTGGTCTTCACTAACGCCAAGAAGGAAAAGTGGGCGACCCAGTTCAAGGGTGACATGCAGACAGGACGAGTCAGTTTCCCGAACCTAGGGGACCTGCGGCGTCAAATCCACGGCATCCGTCGAACCAAGACGGAGGCTAACTTCTACAAGTTTGCCGGTGAAGGCAACGCATCAGACGACTATTTCTGGTCCCTGATGCTCGCCATGTACGGCGAAGGGCGCGTAGCCCCTCGCATGTCCATCATCGGCTGACCGAGAGGGCCAAGAGCCAATGAGTAGACCAGTGCCGGTCAGGTGCACCTGCGGTACCCTATTTGGGTACGCGGAGGCTTCTGGTGAGCGCATCGCCATCAAGCACCGTGACCTCTACAGGATTATCCGTGGCTCTGTCGAAGGCCCCTGCCGAAAGTGCGGCACCACTGTCAAGTGGACCGCAAAGGAAGGACCGGAGACAGCATAGCCATGAACACACGTGAACTCGACCGTCTTGTTTCCAAGACAGAACTCAGCCCGTTGGTGAAGGTAGCACTTCGCCGTGTTCGTCGCGCCATTGAGCGTGGGGACGTTTCGGGCTTTACCGTGAGGAAGAACTCATGGAGTGTCCGCGTCTCGGACCCCAACGGACTGAGTTGCACGTGGACATTCTACCTGCGTAAGGACGACAATGGCAGCGACTAGAAGGACTAAGACAGCAACCGACGCTGCTGCACAGAAGGCGCAGGTTGGCCAGACGGCTCCCGGCGCGGTGAGGGCTAACTTCACCGTTCTTGGCGCGACCAAGAATGGCGAAGCGTACTTCATTGACCGCAGCAGGAAGGCTCGCTATGCGACCTTCTACGAAATGTACAGGCAGCACCCGACTGTGCGTGCCGGTATCGAGAAGATTGCTAAGGTAGCCGTCGCTAACGGGTACCGCTTTGTCCCGTCTGAGCCAGACGAGCCAGTCGAGGACACAAAGGTCAAGGCACTCCGCAAGTTCTTCCGTGTGTCAAACGGCAGCCAGTTGCTCCGCGTGACCTACAAGGACTTGCTGATTTACGGTGAAGCCTTCTGGCTCATCATCCGCGACAAGAGCGCAGCGGGGACGCCAATCAGCGCCCGCAGGCTCCACCCATACTACATGGACGAGAAGACCGTAGATGGCCAGTTGTCGAAGTGGCGCTACGGACCTATCGCTGAGAGCGAAGACGCAATCGAGTACACAGCCGAGGAAATCGTACAGTTCAAGTTCGATGACCCCGACAACGATATTCGTGGTCTTAGCCTCCTATCCTCGCTCGAACTGACAGTTGCGTCCGACCTGTTCGCAATGAAGTTCAACGAGAGGTTCTTCGAGAACTCCGCTCACACGGGCATCATCTTCTCGATGAAGAACAGCAACAAGGAAGAAGTCGAGCGCAACCGTGAGTGGCTGACGCAGAACTACGTCGGTCCCGAAAATGCACACAAGCCTGTCCTGCTCGAAGGCGACATTGACATTAACAAGTCAGTCTCCACCCGTCAGGAAATGCAGTTCATTGAGGGCCGTAAGTTCAACCGTCAGGAAATCCTCTCCGTTCTCGACATTGACCCTTCCAAGTTGGGTATCACCGAGGACTCGAACCGTTCGACCTCGAAGGAAGCCGACAACACGTTCAGGCAGGAGAATATCGCTCCGCTGCAGTTGGTTGTCGAGGAAGAAATCAACAACGACCTTATCCTCTTGCTCTACAAGTGGGACGACATTCTGTTCAGGCAGAACGACTCTAGCCGTCGTGACATGCTCGACATGATGAAGTTGTACGGTGAGGCTGAGAGGCTTGGCGTTATGTCTATCAACCAGATTAAGGGCGAACTCGGCCTGCCGAAGATTGACGGCGGCGACGTTCACTTTGTCCAGACAGCGGCGGGCGCAATCCCGGTCGAGTGGCTGGATGACGTGGCGGCTCGCCTCATCAGCCCATCTGGACAGCCAATCAGCGGGCAGGGTACTGAGAACCAGCCTCCCGCAGCAGGACCGACGCCACCCGAACCCGCTGGTGACGATGGCGGCAAGGCTCCCGCAACCGGAGAAGGCTCCGGGGGCGAGGACCAGACGGACGGATAATCTATGACTCTTGCGGCAACGTTCAAGTACACGTTCCCCATCATCAAGAGCGAGCAGCGCGCTGACGGTAAGTACGTGGTCGGCTATGCGAGCGGCCCGGAGGTTGACTCCGAGGGTGAGCGCATGGCTCCCGAACTCATCGAGCGGTTCGCGGCTCAAATCAACGATAGGCCAGACGAAGGTCTAGTCTACCGTGACGCACACGCCCCGGATGGGGTCCTGCGCGACCTTGGCGTCATCACAAAGGCTTGGGTCAACGAGCACTTCCACCTTGGCATCGAAGTCAGGCTGGACGACGACAACCCTGCATCCTCCTACCTGTGGAAGCAGTTGGAAAAGGGAAAGCAGTACGGCATGTCTGTGAGCGGTAGGGTACTTGACTACGCTTACGACGTTGTTGAAGGCTACACCAAGCCCATCCGTACGTACAAGGACGTGGTTCTTGATGAAATCTCGAACACCACACGCCCTGCATGGTACCCGTCCTTCGGGTCGGTACTTTCCAAGAGCATTAAGGATGCGTCACTCGAAGACGCTTCTGACGGAGTAAACGCGATGAAGTTGGGACCGAATGGCGAACTCCTTGACGAGAACGTCGAGGACGCTACGGACAAGGCTGCCGACGAGCAGGTAGTTGACGACGCAACTACAGACAAGTCAGCGGAGGACACCGACGCTTCGAGCGCCGTTGCCGACGAGACTGACAAGTCTGAGACTGAGGAAGTTACCGAGGACGAGACTGACAAGTCCGCTGAGGATGACTCCGATGACGTTGACAAGGCTGGGCGCAACATTTCCGCCGCTAACGGCAAGAAGTTGCTTTCGCTCTATAACGAAATGACAAGCACCTTGACAGACCTTGGTCTTCTTGGTGAAGTCGGTTCCGAGAAGTCGGACTCCGAGGCTGAGGAAGATACCCTCGACAAGTCAACAGAGGAAACGGCAGACGACGGTCTTGCTGCTCTGCAGGCTCAGGTTGAGGCCCTTGCTAAGGCCAACGCGGAGCAAGCCGCTCGTATCGAGGAACTTGAAAAGGCTCCGCGTACGCAAATCCCCGGTGCAATCACCGACACGACTAGGAAGTCTCAGGAAAGCGAACTCGCTGAACTCCTGAGCAAGGCTTCCCCGTCCGAGAGGTTGCGTCTCGCTCTGGCTCTGCAGACGCAGGGCAAGTAAGGAAGAAACATGGACCAGATGACTATTCGCAAGGCCCTTGACCTTGCGAGCACCGGCTCTTACCTCATCCCTGAGGTAGTTGACGGCGCTATCCGCGACTACGCTGCAGAGCAGCCGGTCCTGTATAACGTCGTGAACAAGGTCCCGTGGGCAACCAACACCTACTTCATTCGTCGTAGGGATGCCCTCCCGACCGCAGCGTGGGCAACGGACGGCGGCTCTCTGCCTGCCGCTTCGCAGTCCACGTACAGCAAGCAGCAGAAGGCTGTTGCCTACCTGTACACCCGTGGCGAGGTCACCGGCCCGATGCAGCGTGCTGCAGGGTCGCTGTTCAACGCTATGGCGATGGAGGTTGAGGCACACTCTCAGGCTCTTGTTGAGAAGTTGAGCACCGACATTGCTACGGCAACGGGCAACGCGGACAACATTCAGGGTATCATTCACCAGATTGATACTTCTGACGTGCTCAACTGGGGTGCTTCCGGCACGGGCGTCGTTGACGCCTCCGGCGCATACCTGACCCTCGCAAAGATTGACGAGGCTATCGACGCATCCCGTGGTGACGTTGATATCATCCTCACTTCGCGTGCGGTTCGCAGGAAGATTAACTCCCTCCTGCAGGCTCAGCAGCAGTTCAACGACCGTGTTGAGGTCGCTGCGGGCTTCCGTGTTCTCACGTACGACGGCTTGCCGATTGTTACGGACCTCCACTGGGAGACGAGCACGGACATTCTGTTCTTCAAGCGTGCAGACGCTAAGTTGCTCGTCCATCAGGACTTCACATTCGAGGAACTGGCCAAGACCAAGGACTCTGTGGACTTCATGATTAAGGGCTACTTCGGCTTCGCGCTCGAAGGGCGTCCGGTTCACTTGAAGAACTTTGTTCTCTAAGTCGTAACTAAACGGGAGGGGTTGCAGAAATGTGACCCCTCCTGCTAGACTAGGAGCCGTGATGATGGCCGAGAAGGTACTTCTAAAGCACATCTACCCGAACGAACTACCGGACCAGAAGTTCTACTTCTACGAGGGCGAGGTTGACGTTCACTTTGGCGTAATCGAGTTGCCACGCGACCCCGAGTTCACTCACTGGGCGCAGCGTGCATGGATGAAGGGCTACCGCCTCGACCCCGTTACAGGCCGCGAAATCAGCCTTGACGAACTCGTAGCCTCCCTGAGCACCAAGAGTGCTGATAGCGCCGTACAGGAGAGCGCAGATGAAGGTTCTGATGGTGGGGGACAGCCCGCTGGGGAAGACGGGGTTCGGACGAGTCAACCAGCACGCCGCAAGAGCGTTCCTAAGTAAGGGCTGGGACGTAGCCACCGTTACGGGGCTGATGTTCGAGGCTGCCGAGACTGACCTCCCAATCAAGCAGTTCGTACCAGATAGCAACGACCCGATGGGCTACCTCCGGCTCATCAAGGTGCTCGAAGACAAAGAGTACGAGCCAGACGTAATCTACATGACCGGTGACCCCGGAAGCGTGACAGGAATGTCCGCAGTCATTCCCGAGGCCCTGCCGTTCTTCGCGTACGTCCCAATCGAGGGTGAGCCAATCGTCAACATGCACTGGCGCACCATTCTTGGGCACATCGAGTTCATGACCTGCTCCAAGTATGGGCAGGAGGTTGTGAAGCGCGATATCGGAAAGGATATCGACTTCGTGTACCACGGCGTTGACCATGATGTGTTCACGCCGATGACCGACGAAGACCGCGCAGTCATGCGCGATAGGCTTGGCTGGGGTGACAAGTTTGTCGTCGTCTGTGTGTCGCAAAACGTTCGCAGAAAGCAACTCACCCGCCTAATCGAGGCGGTCAGCATCCTAAAGCATCAGTACAATCAGAAGGACGTTCTGCTTTACTTGCACACCGTTCCTTTCCAGAACCATTGGCTCGAAGGGTGGAACTTGCCCGAGGTAGCCACAGCGTTCGCCATTCAGCAGAGCGTCATCTTCAACCCCCTCATGACTGGCTTCGGGAAGGCCGTGCCTGAACTGGGGGATTTGGACGTTCCCGGCCTTCGTGAACTGGTGGCAGCAGCAGATTTGTTCGTGCTGCCTTCTCAGGTTGAGGGCTTTGGTCTTCCCATCGCGGAGGCCATGGCCTGTGGCACGCCGGTCGCCGTCACCAAGTATGGTGCCGGTTGGGAAGTTGCGCGTCTTGGTGGCGGCGTCGGCATTGAACCGTACGACTGGGAAGTCCATAAGTCGGGTACCCGCTACGCTAACCTGAACCCGCAGGATATCGCTAAGGTCATTCTCTCGCTAAAGCGCGACCCTCGCAAGATGGCCCGCATGCGTGCGCAGGGACTAGAGGCAGTCAAGCAGTTCGACTGGTCTGCCTACGAGGAAATCGTCGTTGGCAAGATTGAGAAGGTCTGCTCCCGGCCTAAGGCAGAGCCAGTCATCGAGGAACAAGTCAGTCAAGGGCGGCAGGAAGCCGGGTCGCCGCCCCTCGTACTTCGAGAGAGTACGGTTGAAGATGGAGGACGACAGGCGGAACCTTCCGCTTAGGTCCATGGCCAAGGTTATCGCAGGAAGCCGCCGTGCATCGTCGCGTGCTGGCACCCTGTTCAGGAAGAAGCGTCGTAAGCGTAGCCGTCTTCTGAGAGGCGCATAATGGCATACCTCATCACCGCAGAGTACATTCAGGAGCAGATGGCAACGCTCGGATTGAAGCAATCCTTCGCACCTTCGGCCTATGCTCTCGAAACCCTCATCACAGAAGCATCAGACTGGGTTGAGAACTACTGCGACCGCAAGTTTGCCTCGTCCTCCGCTTACACGGAGTCCTTCGGCAGCGGGAGCAACAGGCTCATCCTTGATGACTTTCCGGTCACCGTGGTCAACTCGATTGCGTGGGTCAATGACTTGGGAACAAGTGGCACCGTTGACCCCTCGCTGGTGCGTATCCGTGCTGGTGGCATCATCGAGTTCAAGAACCCAATCAACGGGCCTTGGTACAGGGATTACTTCTATACCGTTGGCTACGTGACCGGATACGACCCCGTTCCCTCCAACGTGCAGCGTGCCACTGCGCTAAAGGTCGCAAACCTCGTTCAGCCTCAGTACCAAGGCCCGCAAGACCGTGAAATCTTCATGGTCAGCAACATCGACCAGATGATTGTTGACTTGCTCGAACCGTACAGGCGCGAGAGGATTGGCTAATGCTCACCATTGACGTTACCGTCAAGGGCCTCGCTGAGGCCATCAAGTTGATTGGTAAGGTCGAGGACATGGTGCATGACAAGAAGGACGAGATTGCTCTCGCCGGATTGCATGGGGCAGCCAAGATTTTCGACCAGAACTTCGCCGCAGAGGGCGCTATGGTCGGCGGCTGGGCTCCGCTCAAAGAGTCCACCATCAGGGAGAGGGAAAGGCTGGGCGTTCCCGGTTCTCACCCAATCCTCGTCCGCTACCAAGACCTTCGGGACTACACAGCCACCATGCTGCAAGGCGTGGGAGCCTCTACAACATTCGCTGTGACCGACCCTGAGGGAGGAACACTCAGAGTCCAAGTCTCGACGGGACGGGGCGCAGTGAATGTTACAGCGGGCGGTACGAAGGCTCTGCATCAGACTGGCAGTAGCGACGGGCGCATTCCCGCCAGACCCTACTGGTTCGTCAACCAGCCGGTACTGCGTGAGACGAAACGCGAGGCAGTTCGCTTCCTCGACAAGGAAATCAGGAAGTTGTAATGGAAGCAATCGTAGACGCAATCGTCGCCGGGTTGACGACGTTCAAGGACACTGATAGCGCAGACGGCGGATGCGCCGACATTATGACGATTGAAGCGGTTTACTGGGGCGACCCCGGTGTCATCCCCGTAAACAGTTACCCGGCTTTCTTGGTCCAGCCGGTTCGTGACCTGCCCGACATTGAGACGACAGGCTACGAAGTAAGGGACCTTGAAGTTCTGGTAACCCTCGTCGTGGACTCTCGTGCATTTTGGGACGCAACCGTCCTAGAGGCAACGGCAGACCGGCAGATGGTTCAAGTCATGGAGAAGGTTCGCAACTGGTTCCGCAGGGACTCCACCCGTTCGTTGAACGGCCTTGAAGGCGTCAGGGAGGTTGTTGCCTCCGCGACCGACTACATGGTGCAGGTGCGCGGCTCGGTCATCGCCAAGTCCGCACAAGTCACGCTCACTGTCAACAAACAGCGTGGGCGCGAAGCGTAAAGAGGAAACTACAGTATGAGCCTTGGCGCACTTGGCTACGTAGGTTACGGAGTAGAGGTTACCGATGGCACATTCGTCGCTCCGACGAAGTGGCTCCCGGTATCTTCGTTCTCATTCGAGGACTCCAACGACTTTATCGTGCCTGACCAGATTAGGCACAGCCGCGATAAGTACATCGCAATGGCGGCTCCGTACGTTGTATCCGGCTCGATGGAAATGGAACTTATCCCAACGGATATCGCTTCCCTCTTGAAGTCGGCCTTTGCAGCATCGGTTGCATCCAGTTCGTATGCCGGTGGCGGCTATCAGCACGTTTACACCCCGGCTTCGGCTGAGCCAACGTTCACCTTCGAGTCTAGCGCAGCAGATGTTCTCATCATGCGCTACGCAGGTGTTCGTGTCAATACCCTTGAAATCAAGGCAGCCTACGGTGAGATTGTCACCGCTTCCTTCGGCCTTGAAGGTACGAACCGCGCAAAGCAGGGTTCGGCGGGTTCCCCGACGTACTCTAACGTTGTTCCGTTCCACTTCTCAGGCGTCGATATCAAGGTTGCATCCGGCACGCTCCTGACCACGGTCAAGGAGTTCACGTTCGGTGTCAACAACAACATGGAGCGCATCGGTACCCTTCGCAAGACCCGTTCTTGGAAGCGTATGGCGCTTGGCATGCGTGAGGTCACTCTGTCCCTGACGATTGACTTCACCGATACGTCGGAGTACGACAGGTTCCTCGCGGAAACCATCTTCGACGTTGACCTCCACATGACTTCGACTACGGTCGCTGGCGGTGCAATCCCGTCCACGCTCCGTATCCAAATCCCGAACGTCAGGTGGAACAAGGTCGCCGTTCCGCTCTCAGCAGGGGACTACTTGGAGCAGAGCGTCGAGGCGTTGATTGTTGCGCCCGTTGGGCAGGCAATCTTCACCGCAACTCTCGTGAACAGCGAGCAGACGGTAGCGTAAGCACTAAAAGTGCACAAGTTGGTGGGGTGGCTGCTTCGGTGGCCACTCCACAAACCATTCCCTAGAGGAAAGGACTATATCATGGGTGTTCTCCGTAAGGCAACGGATGAGGTCAAGACCATTGCTCTTGACGAGACTGACTACATCGTGGTTCGCGCCGACATTACGAAGCGCGAGTTCAACGCTCTCGCTGGCTCAATGCCAGCCGTAGGTGAGGGCGGAACCGGGCTCTCCGTCGCAGACGCGGCTGGGTTCCAGCGTGTTCTGTTCGACACTCTCGTCGTCGGCTGGTCCCTCTCTGAGGGCAAGCCGACCATCGAGGACTACGAAAGCCTTTCTGCTGAGGGTGGCCTCGTGCTCGACACCAAGTTGGCTGAGCACTTCGAGTCGCTCCTGCCGTCGAGCGCCGAGGGAAAGTAGCATTTGACCTAGCGCGCCAGCATGCGGGCGGCTTCAAGACGGACAACCTCCGTAAGAGAAACCCCCGCATCGCTAGGGCCTTCGATACTTACCTCACATGCCGCACGGTCCAACTTTTCCACATGAAGGTTGAGAAGAACCGTGGCAAGCAAATCGAGAACAAGTTGACGGAGTTCGTCACTGGGTTCTCACAACTTCCCGAGGCTGGCGGGGCACTAGACCAACCTGTATGGCTCATGGCAATGTTTGAGCAGTTCCGCTCAGGCGAGAATGCCGTAGCCGCCAAAACCCTCAGTTAGGAAACACATGGCCCGTTTCACTTGTTGCATCAACTATAGCGTATACGCAACAGTTGTGGCAACCCGTGGGACGGGCCTTTCTCTTTTGGTGAACGTCGATGAGTGAAGCCGCTACTGATATCCTGCTCAGGATTAGGGTAGATGTTACAAACGTACAGGCTATCGCTAAGTTGGGTGCCGCACTTGACAAGGCTCAGTCCTCTATGGCGAGGATGCAGAATGCCAACATCAAGACCGGCAAGTCAACCGGTATTGTCATGGGCGCTTACGAGAAGTTCGCCAACCGGCTGAACCGTGTCGAGCGTTCCATGGACGCCGTGTTCCGTGCTGGCGTCCACCTGCAGGCGATGGGTCGTGACCTAGTAGGCTTCGGCAAGAAGGTCATCGGCGTCGTTGACAGCATGCTTGACAAGTGGGGCGAGTTCGAGTTCACCTTGAACCGTGCCGCTGGTGCTGCTGGCATCTTTGATACGCAACTGCCAATCTATGACAAGTTGAAGCGTGGCGTTCAGGACTTGGCACGCGAACTGCGTGTCTTCCCTGCCGAAGAAGTTGCCAAGGGCATGTACTTCTGGCAGTCCACGACTGGTAAGGTAATCAAGACTGAGGCCGAACTCGAAGCCCAGTTGGGTTATGTCCGCGACATTATGAAGTTGTCGGCCATGACCAACACGAGTTACGAAACCTCAATCAAGGGCGTCTACGGTGTCTTGAAGCAGTTTAACCTGCCGATGAGCGAGACAAGCCACGTCGTAGAGTTGCTCCACTTCGCTACTCAGAAGACGGCGTTGGAGTTCCCGAACCTGATTGAGTCCTTCAAGATGTTCGGCTCCGTCGCGGGCAACGCCGACGAGCCGCTGCAGACGATGGTCGCAGTCCTTGGAGCCCTTGGTGACGCGGGCTTCCGTGGCTCTCAGGTCGGTCGTGCTCTCCGTCAGACCTACATCAAGTTGGTAAAGCCGACCGCTGCCGCTAAGGAGAAGTTGGACGAACTGTTCAAGTCTCAGGGTGGCTACAACAAGGTTGCCTTCGACGCAAAGGGCAACTTCGTCGGCATGGAAAAGTACATCTGGAAGTTGGCCAAGGCTACCAAGAACATGACCTACGAGCAGAAGGCAAACCTGCTCGCAACCATCACCACGGCGAACGAGTTGCCGGTCATGACCGAAATGCTCGATATCGCCCACAAGGCACTTGCAGACGGTGCTAAGTCTTGGGTAGACTATAGGCTCAACCAGAAGGACGCAACCGAAGCCTTCGCTAAGTCATGGGACATTCTGGCAGGCTCGTGGGCAGGCATCAAGGGCCTGTTGAAGCAGACCATCGAACCGGTCCTGCTCAACATCGGCCAGATGATTGCCAAGAAGTTGACGCCCATCCTCGAAGAACTCTCCGAGACAATCTACCTCATGGCACCTGCCTTCGAGGAAACCGCTCAGACCATCATCGACACTGTTATGCCGGTGGTCGAATGGCTGCTCGGCGCATTCCAGAAGGTCATGCAGTGGGCCAAGAAGAACCCGTCCATGGTCAAGCAGTTCGCTAAGTGGGCTGCTCTCGGCACCATCTTCGCGGTAGTTGCTGGCGCAATCATGTTGGCAGTCGGCACGCTCATCTTCTTCGTGAACACCATCGTCCTCGTCATCGCAGGCATGCTCCCGATGCTCGTGACAATCGGCGCGGTCATCGCAGCGTTCGTGTACCTTGGCACTAAGATTTACCAGAACACGTCGGGCATCCGCACCGCCATCGGCAACCTTGTTGACTCTCTCGTCTCAGCCTTCGACAGGCTGTTCGGTGGTGTCGAGGGTGTCGGCGGTGGCCTGAGCGACCTGTTTACTACGCTTGATAACCTCGTCAACGTCGGCCTTGGCTACCTTGCCGACGCAATCAACTGGCTCGCTGACGCAATCGACAAGATTACTCCTGAGCACGTGGAGATTATCAAGAAGGTCGGCGCTGCCCTGCTCGTCATGGTCGGCGTCAACAAGTTGCTCGGCCCGCTCACCAACGGCCTGTGGGGGGTCACCAAGGCCATGCAGGCAATGTCTGCGGTTGTTGGCGGCTTCCAGTCTGCGGCTACGTTCCTGCCGACCCTCCCGGCTAAGTTGGGTGGGCTTGTCACTGCGCTCAGGGCCGTAGGCTCTGCGTTCATGGGGCTGATGACTGCTGCTGGCCCGGTCGGCTGGGTCATCCTTGGCATCGCCGCCGCAGTCACAGCGTTCATTGTAGCATACGAAACGAACTTCCTTGGCTTCAAGGACTTCATTGACGGCATCGTTCAGTGGTTCGTAACCAACGTCGGCCCGATTATCGGTGGCGTCTTCCAGTGGTTGCAGGAGGTCATTCCGCCCATCCTGCAGACACTCGCTGACATTGTGAACAACGTCCTGCTCCCGGCATGGAACCAGTTGGTCACATGGGCATCCGAAACCTTCGGCCCGATGTTCGAGCAGATGGGCGCGACTTTGCAGGCGTTCCTCGACTTTATCGGTACAATCCCTGCGATTATCGAACTGGTCGTCACCGCCATTAGCGACTGGATTGAGTCGCTTGGCATTGACTGGGACCTCGTGTGGACCAACATCAGCATCGCCCTGAACGTCGCAATCGAGACTATCAAGACGCTCATCGGGGCTGGGCTTGCGTTCATCTGGTCAGTCTGGAACGGCATCTGGTCTGCGGTGACAACGTTCTTGAAGAACATCATCGAGGGACTGGTGCTCGTAATCACCGGCTTCTGGCAGATTGTTGAAGGCATCTTCGAGGTCTTCGGCGCAATCCTAAAGGGAGACTGGGACGGTATCTGGACCGGCATTGAGGATATCATCCGTGGTGTCCTGAGCGTCATCGAGGGTCTGTTCCGCTCGGCAATCTCCATCTTCCAGTCCATCATTTCCGGTGGCCTGTCCTTCATCGACACTTTGTTCAAGACCATCTTCGGTGAGGGTGAGGGCTCTATCTACTGGTCAATCAAGGGCTTCATCGACACCGTTACCACCTTCGGTGGCATGGTCATCGAGGGCTTCGTCAACGGAGTCAAGGGTGCTATCGACTGGGCCATCACGCAGGCCAAGGGCTTCTTCGGCTCAATCATCGACGGCATCAAGGACTTCCTTGGCATCAGCAGCCCTGCTACAATCATGCTCAGCATCGGCAAGAACATTGTTGCTGGCCTTTGGAAGGGTATCAACGACGCTAAGGACTGGATTATCGACAAGGTAACGGCGTTCATCAAGAACGTCATTCCGGGTCCTATCCTCGACGCCCTTGGCATCAAGTCGCCGTCCCGTGTTATGATGGCCATTGGCGAGAACATTGTCAAGGGCCTTGCGGTCGGCATCGAGAAGACCGACGATGCCTACACGGCGATGGTCGGTCAGGCAGAGGCAATCACCGACGCGATGCGCGGTGTCTCGGATACCGCAACAGCCGTTAGCGGCGCTTTCACGAGCACTGCGACGACTGACGCAACGCGCACTATCAACCTCAACGTAGACGTAACCTCTGGCGACGGAAGCGTGTCGAGTCTCGACATGGGCTCCCTTGCCAGCCTCATCACTGGGTCCGACATGGTTCGTGCCCTTGAACAGATGGCAACGGTGGACTAATGGCAACTGCAACGTGGAACGCCAACAAGGATAACGTATCCGGTACTAACTACGGCTCGGGAGTTGATATCCACCTGCCTGTCGGCTATATGTCGTGGCTTGATGGTGGTGATGCTGCACGTGCCTTCATTGGCTTCTCGTACTCTTGGACAGGCTGGACGGCCATCAACAGCGCAACGCTGTACATCAAGACCGCTGACGGCTACCACGGCTCTTACGCTGGCGACGATGTTACGTTCTATGTAGACCTTATCACGGCTTCTTGGTCTGAGGGCTCGTCCGCTTCCGGCGAGACGTGGCACAGCAGCGACGACATTGCCCCGGCTTGCTCGTCCACCAACCGTGCAACTTGGACAATCAACAACATCGCTGAGAACACTTGGTACTCCAAGAGCGTCACCGGAATGGTGCAGCAGGCTTGGGCTGCGGGTGTGTTCTACGGCTTCCGCTTCGTGTCTTCGAGCGAAGGTTCCGCAAACGAACGCCTCGATATCTGGTCAACCGAAAAGGGCTCGTCCTACGATGCATACATTGTCGTTGACTACTCAACGAACACTGCTCCAAACGCGCCGACAAACCCGTCTCCGACCGGCAGCGCAATCGTCAACACGCTGACTCCGACGTTCACCGCTACGTTCAGCGACCCGAACGCTGGCGACACGCAGAGCAACTACCAGATTTTGCTTTACGAGGATGATGGCGTCACGTTGAAGTGGGACAGCGGCACAATCGCTGGCTCGACAATCAACAAGGTCTACAGCGGTGCTGCGCTTACCGGAAACACTTACTACCAGTGGAAGGTCCGTTCTGCTGACGCTGCTGGCGCATGGGGTGCGTACACTGCGCTGCAGAGGTTCAAGGCTAACTCCATCCCGAACACCCCGTCGCTGAGCCTGACTCAGAGCCCGACGACTGACATTCTCACGCTCACGCCGACCTTCAACGTCACGCACTCCGACCCTGACGCAACCGACTCCCAGTTGACAGGCTACCAGATTGTCTTGGAGACTTCTGGCGGCACTGCTGTTTGGGACTCCGGTGAAGTAACGGTCACCGCCCGCACGACGATGACTCTCACATACGGTGGCTCGCCCGCCCTCGCATGGCAGACGAGTTACAGGTGGAAGGCTAGGACAAAGGACAGCAACGGAGCATGGTCTGCCTACAGCGGCTACGCAACGTTCACGACCCACACGACCGGCGTCCCAATCAACCTCGACCCGACTGCCTCCGAGTCTGTTCCGACCGATGGCTCCGGCAACCCGATGCCGACATTCACCGGTACACGTGCGTCAACTTCTGACTCGCTGACCGGCGCATACATCATCGTCTACCAGAGCGACGGAACAACTGTTGTCTGGTCTTCTGGTTTGTTCACGAGTGGAGTCACAAGCACTGGCTTCTCGAAGGCTTATGGCGGAACGACTCTTGCGTACAGCACCACGTACAAGTGGAAGGCCAGCGTCGTTTCCAGCGTCGGTGGAACCTCTGCCGACTCCGCACTGCAGACCTTCGTGACTCCTGCCGCTGGCTCCATCAGCCAGACTGCTCCTGTCAGCCCGGTGACGGACACGACGCCAGACTTCACGTTTGGTCGCTCCACGGCGTTCAACGCTTACGAGATTGAAGTCCTGCGTGCCTCTGACAACGCAGTTGCGTGGGACTCCGGTACCGTCACGACCACCAGCGGTACATCGAAGACCATCACCTACGGCTCGGTAGGAACGGCCCCGGTCATGGCGACCCTCGCTTGGTCAACAGCATACAAGTGGAGGGTAAGGGTTTCCGCAGACTCCGGCTCCACGTGGGGTGCTGGCTTCACCGGCTACGTACAGTTTACCATGGACTCGGCTGGCATTCCAACTCTGAATGCCCCTGTCGCTGACTCCATGCTCGGCTCGCCAGATGTTATCGACCCGTTCGACAACATCACTAACGTAACCAACGGCACGTCTGCCTCTGCCTCTCAGGAGACAACAGACAAGCAGGTTGGCCGCGCCTCGATGAAGGTTGCGATTACGACCCTCAGCGCCGCTGGCTCGTCTCACACGTACCGCACGGTGACCGAGAACCTCAGCAAGTACGGTGGCCAGACTCCTATCAAGATTTGGGTCAAGGCTTCGTCGCTAACGAACCTGTCTTCGCTCAGGCTCAGGTTCACGTTCGCCACGGCGACTGACTACGTTGAATACCTCATCACTCCGGGCACTACCAACTGGGAGCAGAAGACCCTGACAAAGGGTACAGTATCAGCATCGTCTGGCACTGTCAACTGGGCCAACGTCACTCGTGTCGGAGTGAACGCCATTGCTGGCGCTTCGTCCTACACCGGGGATATCTTTGTTGACGACTTGAAGGTTGACGCAGCCGCACCGTCCTTCGACGGAACGACCTTCAACTCAGAAGTCATCAGCACGTACCGCATCCTCGTCTACGCTTCTGACCAGACGACGCTTATTTGGGACAGCACTGACACGGCTGGCTCTGGCACGACGTTCTCGAAGTTGTATGCAGGCCCAACCCTCTCCAAGGGTGTAGTCTACTACTGGCAGGCTAGGTATGTCAAGTCTACCGGCCCGACAGGTGCGTACTCTGCCAAGACTCCGTTCAGGCTGAACAGCGACCCGTCAATCTCCACGTCGCTCGACCCGACGACCGGAGAGACTATTCCAGACTCCCTCGTGCCAGTGTTCACCGCTACATACGAGGACGTTGAGAAGGCCACCCTTGGTGACCTCCCATCGGCCATGGAGGTAGAGGTTCGCACGAACACTGAGGCGAACACGCTGGCCTACAGCCTGTTCAAGGACTCCGGTCTGGTCGCCGCTGCCAACACGGTCTACGACGGCGAGGCTGGCGTCTTGAAGACGACCGGCGCAGCCGCTCCGCTCACGTACGAGACTGAATACAAGTGGCGTGTCCGCTACTACGATGCCATGGGCGCAATCGGCGCATGGTCCTCGTACGTCGTGTTCAAGCCAAGCCAGTCCCCTTCAACCACAATCACTTCCCCGTCTGACGCTGGCACGCTGACCTCACCGGCATTCTCCGCTTCGTGGAGCATGTCCTCTCCGGGCGGCAAGGGCCAGAACTCCTACCAGTTCCGCATCGTCAGGAACGCTGACGACTTCACGGTCTACGATACTGGCCGCTCTTACTCGTCCGCTACGTCTCTCGACTTCCCGGCAGGCACGCTGCTCAACAGCACAACCTACCGTGTCGAGGTCCGTACGTGGGACACTGACGGCCTTGTCTCGGCTTGGGACTCCAACTCCGTCACGACCAACTGGACAGCACCCGACCCGGTGGTCGGCTTCTCTGCAGTCGCAGACCCGGTTTACTCGGCTATGCACCTGTGGTGGGAGGAAAGCACGCTGCCGGTTGGCGAGACGAACGGCTCGTTCCGCAGGTACACAATCTACCGCAAGTTGCCTTCCGATACAACTTGGTCGGTTCTGGCACACATCACCACTCGTAGCGTCATTGACTACTACGACTACCTGACTGCTAACACCGTTACCTACAACTACAAGATTACCCAGTGGAAGATTGTCACTGGTGACGCCGACCTCGAAAGCGGCGACTCGGACCTCGCAGAGGAAATGCTTGACGCAGACTCTTGGTACGTAGTCGGCGCTGACCGCAGGCCGGAGCACATCTTCGAGTTGCCGGTCATGGCTGGCCCGTTCTCTGAGCCGGTACAGCAGGAAGTGTTCGAGCCGCTGGGCACCAACCGCAAGGTCATTGTCCGTGGCAAGACGCTCGGCGCTGAGGGTTCGATGAACGTCAGGTGGAAGGACGAGGAAAGGGCTACCGCCATCGCGCAGGTAGAGTATATCAAGTCCAACGCTGGCCCGCACATCTTGAAGTCTCCGTTCGGAGACATTTGGGAAGTCGAGTTCAGCGGCCCGACGAAGGATTACATGGGTGGCGGTCATATGAACGTCACGCTGGTATGGACCGAGGTTGCATAAGTGTACGGTGTTTCATCTGCATTCCTGACCGCGCTAAAGAGCCCGGTCCATACCTTCCGCTCCAAGATGGTCGTCTTGGACACTAACTTCAACCCTGTCTACGAGTTTGTTGACGCAGGATACCAGACCAACGACACAACCTCCATCATGGTCGATGGCTCGGTTGACGCTGACGTGACGCGCCTGACCCGCCGCACGTTCAACGCGACCGTCCTGAACCCGGATGGCATCTGGTCGCCTCGCTCCGACTGGGGCGGGCTGTTCTACGTCAACAGGCTCGTGCAACTGTACCGTGGCATTGACTTCGGTGACGCCTCAGAACTGGTGCCGATTGGCACCTTCATGATTGACCACGCCGACGTTGCTGTCGAGCGCAACATGAGTGTGGTCGTCCTTTCTGGCTCCGACCTGTGGAAGAAGTTTGGCAAGTCCATGTTCCCGAGGAACAAGGAATGGGCCGCAGGCACCAGCATCAATACAGTCATCGGTGATATCTGCTCCGCTGCCGGTGTCACCCGCAAGAACCTCGACCCGCTCGACACTCGCGCAACTGCCGACAAGCAGTTGTCCAAGAAGTTCATTGTGGAGCAGGGTGACAACCGTGGCGAGGCTCTAGCAAGCCTTTGCAAATCCTACGGGATTGATGTATACTTTGACCCTGAGGGTCGTCTGACGACTGAGGATTTTAGGAGCCCCGGTGATAAGGCTGTTGTCTACACCTACGACCCGAACGACAACAACAACCTCGTCACCATCAAGACCTCGTATTCTGACGACAATCTCTACAACACTGTGCTCGTCATCGGCACCAAGGACAAGAACAACATCGTTATCTCGCGTGTCCGCGACACCGACCCGACGAGTGTTACGAATGTCACCCGCCTTGGCGAGAGGGTGTTCAAGTACGAGTCTGACCAAATCGGAACGCAGGCACTTGCTGACAAGACAGCCGAAAGCCTGTTCTACAAGCACGTGCTCGTGAACGAAGACATTACGCTGGAAACCCTCTGCAACCCAGCATTTGAAGGCAACGACGTTCTTCACGTTGACGAGCGGGAGTTCTCGCAACTCAACTCGAACTTCCGTCTCAGGGCCTTCACAGTGCCGCTTTCATCTAGCCGCCAAACCCTGCGGCTGTTGAGGGAGATTAAGTTGACCTAATGGGCGAGCCCTTTTCTCTGAACGAAGCATCACGCATTATCGACGTTATCGACGGACGCATCCAGAAACTCACCCGCAGCGGTGCTAAGGTTGAGTATACATGGGGCACTGTGCACGAGGTCGCCTCAGGTGGCCTGACGTGCTCTGTCTTCCTGTACGGAGAAACAGACCCGCTCTACGCTTCAACTGACTTCCGCATTCCGGGCATGACCATTGTCGAGGCTGGCGATAGCGTCAAGGTCGGCATCGACTACGGAACGGGCGATAGGTGGATTGACGAAAGGTACTCATCGTCCAAGGTAGATGAATACTTGAAGGGAAGGGCATTCATCCCTCAGGGCTTCGTCACGTCTAACACCGGCGTAAGCGACAATACCAAGTGGACTAGGCTGATGAGTGGCTCAATCAGCACAAGATACGCCGACTCGTCTGGCGAGATTGTGTTCACCAACTCAGGCTCATCCCTTGCTACTGGCCCGAAGGGTCGCATTAGGTGGCGCATCAAGCAGCAGGATGCCTTCGGCAGCCAGCCGTACGTCCTTATCGAAACGCTAGACCTGTCGCAGGAAACCGCAAACACAGACTATGTGATGGTGATTACGTCTGATGCTGGGCCGACAACATACGAGTTGTGGGCTCGCATCGCTTGGACGTATACTGCACTCAGGTTCCATCCGGTCCTAGATTACGGCCACGTAGGGACTTGGAACACGTTTTACAACTCTGACGGCTTCTCGGCTAGCCTCCCTGCTGGCACTCAGTATGTCGCATCTAACGCTTGGGTAGATGGTGGCGCTATCCGGGCAAACTATGACAACAAGTTCACGGTCGGCAACCTGATGCTCTCTGCCAAGGGGACCACGGTCGGTCACACGGCTGACTACATCTTCGGGCTCTACGAGAGCGCAACTCTAGGTGGCGTGATGCAGTTCGGCCTCGGTGACTCGTCTGGCAGCCGCGACGTGAACCTCTACCGTGGCGCTGCAAACGTATTGAAGACCGACGACATTCTGCATGCTGTCGGAGGGCTCAGGGTAACCAGCCCGACCAGCAACGACGGCCAGAACTGGGAGGCACTTCGCATCGTCCTCCCGAACAACGGCTATCAGGGCATTGCAATCTATGCCGCTCCGGGTGACTCGCAGCCTGTGTTCAGGTGGGCTGGCTGGGGAGGCATGGAGTGGGGTCCGGGCGGCTCCACGGCAACAGACACCAACCTTTACCGCTACAACGGCTCCTATCTAAAGACCGACGACGGCCTGATTGTGATGGGCGGCTTGATGGTTTCAAACAACGATGCTGGTTACTCGCAGGACGGCACCGCTATCTCTGGCGGCTCTATCGAAATCCGAAGCGCCAACCCGTTCATCGACTTCAAGGTTGACTCGTCTGACTACGGTGCTCGCATCATCTACGACTACAACATTTCTGATGGCATGGAGTTCACTGGGGCAACTGGTGGGTACAAGTTCGACTACCCGGTATCTGTCGCGTCTGGACAGTTGCTCAGGTTTGTGCCAGTAGGCATTAGCACGGTCCTCAACGGTGCTGCTGGTCAGGTGTCGGACCAGACAGTTGAACTTACTGCAATCCCCGCGAACACTGCCGTTTACGCTGAGGTAATCTTTGGTGTTCGAGGCTCTACTGCAGGCGATAACATGTCCATGACGATTAAGCACTACAGCGGTGGCACCGCTGCTCTAGGCTACAACAGCGGCTACGCTGGTCGTGGTGGATGGCATACAGGAGTTATGGTCGAGGTTGGTGGGACCAACGGCAGGCAGATTAAGTGGATTTCTTCCGCTTCGACTGGCTGCACAGTTTGGCTCTACGTCGTTGGTTACTGGACCGCAGCATAAAGGAGAGGCATGGCTAACGTTGACGAGACTGCAGTCGCAGTAGATGTAAGTCTCACAAGAAATGGACCAGACGTTCGCGTCGTGGTTTCCGGCTCCACGCTCTGCACAATCGAGGGCGTCCAGTATTCCGTGCGCGAACTTCGTGACCAAGATGTTACCGCAATCGTTCCGCCAGAACTGGTCCCGCACATCATGACCCTTCTTGACGCCGCAGAAGCGTACGTCAAGGGTACGTTCAATATCCCGTAAGGAGATAAGAGTTGCAAGTAGACGACCTTTTCACTAAGATTGGTATTCTCACTGTAGAGAATGACATGCTCCGGGCAGAACTCAATCAGGCTAAGGAGCGCATCAAGGAACTAGAGCGTAGGCTAGAAGACGCTCAGCAGCCTGAAACGGTGGCCTTCGCGCCGCCCAAGGAGTAAACATGGCCGCAACGGTTGGCGTATTCGTGTACACTGGTACAAACGCCGCTACTGAGTCTGGCGCTGCTCAGACCGGTATCTCTTTCCTCAGCATCGACTCTGCTGCTACGGACCTCACCACTCGCCAGAACAACCCTGTTCTCGCTGGTGGCTATTCGTATAGCAAGCACCTTCGCTTGAAGGCAACTGTCGCCCCGGCAGTATCGTGGGGCAACGTCAAGTTTTGGGGCGACGGCTCTGCGCCGGTTGACTCCGGTGCTGGCGCTAACATCACCCTCATGGCCAAGTTGGCTCAGGGAACCGGTGGTGCGACTCCGGGTACCGGTGGTACGACCCCGTACAACACCGCTATGACCGGTGGCACTAACTTCACGACCTACACTTCGGGCGCTAAGGGAACGTGGGATGCGGCAACGTATTCCGCAATCAACACCGTCTCGAAGGAAATGCAGTTGCAGTTGCAGCCCTCGGGCACTGCTGCTCCGGGTGCAATGGGTCAGGAGACTCTGAACTACTCGTACGACGAGGTATAATCGTCAAGTCTACAAGTTCTGAAAGGACGGACAACTCAATGTCTAAAGACTACGCATACGTAGCAAACGCAACGCTCGATGACGGCACAGAGGCCGTCGTTGACCTAGAGGAACACGGATGGGCTGACAAGGAAATGCTATCACGGACGGTCAGGTGGGCACTGGTGCCCAATGGCTCGCAGATGATGCT